CGCGGCTAACTTTGCAACACTAGAATCAGCGACAACTATATTTCCGGGCGCTCAAATGATGAAAGAATGGATTGCATCGTTTGATGACAGAACAAGAAGCACACACGCCGAAGCGGGCGCATCTGACCCAGTACCTTACAACGATCCGTTTATGGTTGGCGGTTCTTTTATGATGTACCCGGGTGATCCTAGCGGGCCGGCTGCCGAGGTTGTGAATTGCCGTTGTAGTATAGCGCCATTTCCAAAAGAAGGTGCGCAAACAGTTAGTGAAATTAATGACATTGGAATCGGTGTTGCTTCCGGTGGCTTGAATACATTTTAATAAAATTTAAAAATCCGTATATTTACAAAAATTTTTATTATGAATACAATTCTTTACAAAGCGGCGCCAGTTGGTGAATTAATTGATGCCGACGAAAAGGCCGGAATAATTAAAGGTTATGGATCATATTTTGGAAACAAAGATTCTGACAATGATATTATTTCAAAAGGCGCTTATAAAAAAACAATTGCTGAAAATGGTGAACGTGTTAAATATTTATATCAACACGATATGAATCAACCAATCGGAAAGATGGTTGAACTATATGAAGATGACAAAGGGCTTGTTTTTGTTGCTGAAATCCCTAAAACGCAATTGGGTATTGATGTTGTTCAATTAATGAAGGGCGGCGTTATAACTGAAAATTCAGTTGGTATATTACCAATTCAAAAACAAAATAAAAGCGATTATCGCGAAATTAGCGAAGTTAAACTTTACGAAATTAGCGCCGTTACTTATGCAGCTAATGACCAAGCTAAAATATTAGACGTTAAAGGAAACGTTGATTTGGAAAAGGTTTCCAAGCGTTACGACAATTTATCAAAATTACTTCGCAACGGCAAAATCTCCGATGATATGGGATTTGCTATTGAGGCCGAAGTTTTAAAATTAAAATCATTATTTATGGAGTTCACAAAGCCGGTTGTTGAAACCACTTTGCCGAATGTTGAGGTAAAAAATAGTGATTCAGAAGTGTTAAAATATTTATTAAATTCCTTAAAATCTTAAAAATGGAAGAAAATTTAAAAAACCAATTAGATCAGATATCTAATTCAATCGATTCAAAAATCGAAAAATCAAACAATGACGTTGCAAACACTATCGAAGTGAAAGCATCTGAAATTGTAAAAAGTGAAGTTGCTGAAATGAGCAACAAATTAAACGAGCGTTTCGATGCGTTTGAAGTAGCTAACAAGAAGCAATTCAACGCTAACAAGAAAATGACTTTCAAAGGTGCATTATCTGAAGCAATCGAAAACGGTGCAATTGAAAACCTTGCAAAAGGAAATTCAAGAAGTGCTTCATTTTTATTAAAGGCGGATATGACTATCGGCGCCGATTTTACTGGGGAAGTTATACCAGCTGACAGAGTAGCGGGATATAAGTTTGATCCAACAAGACCAGTTCACATTCGTCAATTATTAGCACAAGGATCAACTCAAAGTGATGTTGTTCGTTTTGTTAAAGAATCTGGATATTCAAATGGCGCTGCTGCAACTGCTGAAGGTGTTACATTAGGACAATCTGATTTCGATATGACTGCTGCTGATGCTAACGTTAGAAAAATCGGAACTTACTTCCGTATTTCTGAAGAAATGCTAGCTGACACGCCACAATTAACTTCTTACCTTTCTGCAAGAGCGCCAGAAAAATTATTAGAAGTTGAAGATGCACAAATCCTTTCAGGATCAGGAGTTGCACCACAACTAAGCGGAATTATTACTGATTCAACTGCATTTGCTGCGGGTGATTTAGCTGATTCTGTTGATAACGCTAACGAATTTGACGTAATTGTTGCATCATTAAACCAATTGGCAATTGCTAATTATAACGCTGATACAATTCTTTTAAACCCAACAGATTTTCACAAAATTCTATTGTTAAAAGATACAACTAACAACTATATCAAAGACCAAGTTTATGGAGGTTTACAACCAGTATTTATGGGCGTAAAAGTTGTTTTAAATACTGCAATCGCTGCCGGATCATTCTTGATTGGTAACTTTGGCGTTGGAACACAACTTTGGGTTCGTGAAGGTGTAAATGTTGAGTTCTTCAGAGAAGATGGAACTAACGTAAGAGATGGTTTCGTTACTGTAAGAGTATCTGAAAGAGTAGCTTTAACTAACTACTTACCAAATGCATTTGTAAAAGGAACATTCGCGGCTGCAATTGCAGACCTAGAAACTCCGTAATTATTTGCATAATTAAATTAAAAGGGCCGTTTGGCCCTTTTTTTTATGCCTAATTTTTAGGGCATCCAACAGATAAAAAACAAAAAAACTTTAAAAAAAACTAAAAAAATTCTTTCATTTCTCAATATTAGTATTATCTTTGTATCAAACAAAAAAAATTTAAACACTATGAAAAACACTAAAAAAACATCAACGGGATTACACATCAAACAAAAAGGTAAACGCATTGAAGTTTATACGCCATCAGAGCAGCAAAAATTAAGAGATAAAAGAGAATTTGAAACTGATATTGTTGTTGGATTTACATTAGCAATGTTATTAATCATAATTGGAATCATAATTGGAATATCAATTTAACGCGTTTTAAGCGCTTAAAAAATTAAATATGGCTAACACACCACAACACTATCAAACCGGCAAGATATACGATCTAATTGACGTTATACAAGATTTTAAACTAAACTTTAATCGCGGAAACGTTTTGAAATATGTTTGTCGCGCCGGAAAAAAAGATGACGAAGTTAAGGACTTAGAAAAGGCGATTGACTACCTACAAAGGGAATTGAAATATGTAAAAGCAACTGTCAAACTAAAATTTTAAATATGTTTTATTACGATTATTTATCTGAAGATAATGAACCCAAATTTGAATGCGGCGTTTGCGGTTGTGAAACAGAAAAACCTGGGCCGTGTTCTAATATATGTTTTCAAGCTGATATGTTATAGATATGGAACAAAAGATTAAAATTATATTACCAATTGTTTTTTTCTTCTTTGCAGTCAGGCAAATTATGAATTATAACGATATATTTTGCGCCTTGTTTCTGTTGATTATTTCAATCAGCATTGCTACAACTAAAAATAACCCATAATTATTTTTATTTTGTTTTGTTTAAAAAGCCGGTTATTGATTTAATCGGTTTTTTTTGTAGCTTTACCGAATGGATAGCAATTTAATTGGTTGTTTAGCTGAATATAGATTCGCGACGATGGCAATGGAGCGCGAATTATACGTTTCTTTTCCATTATTAGATTCATCGCCATACGATTGCATCATTGAAACAATTAACGGACTTAAAAAGGTTCAAATCAAATCCGTAACAAAAGGAACTGACAAAGTTCGTTGTTATCTACGCAATAAAAAAAAGGAAAAATATTCAAAAAGTGATGTTGATTTTTTTGCCGTTTGGGTTAAATCACATAATGGTTTTTATATTTTTAAGAATGACGAGGCGAAAACTTCAATCGTTATAAACAAAGGCGGTAAATATTCAAAAAATTTTAATAACTTTGCTTTTATATAGTGTTTTCATATTTGTTTTTGTTTAAAAAGCGTTGCAATTTAATTGTGGCGCTTTTTTTTTATCTTTACAAAAATTTATATTATGAATTTAAAAATCAAAGAATCAATTTTAAGGAACGGCAAACGTTATAATGAAGGCGATAATATCGAACTTTCAGATGATATTGCCAAAGTATGGATTCAAAAGGGGTTTGCAACTAAAGTAACAAAGAAAAAAAGCAAAATCGAAATTGAAACCAAAGAATTAAAAGTTGAATATTTAGAAAATAAAGACAATGCGACAAATAAAGATTAATTCAACAGTTGGAAATGAGATTTTAACCGGTCAAGATGTTAAAGATTACGTTCGTATTGATACGGCATCTGATGACAATATTATTACGGCTATGATAACGCAAGCGCGTATCTGGTGCGAAAACTATATTTCAAGAGATATCGTTGCGAAAAACAGAACGTATTATTTGCCAACAACAAACGGCGTTTTTGATTTGCCATTTGGCCCAGTTACAAGCGTTGCAACTGTAAATGTTAACGGAACAGATACAACCGCGTTTGAAATACTGGGATTAGACAATGAAACAATTGAACTTGATGGCGGTTCTGCGGAACACGTCAAGGTTACATATATAACGGAAGGATTAAACGATTCGTTAATCAAACAAGCGATGTTGCAATTAATATCAACGTATTATGATAACCGCGCGGATTTTGATTCAGGAAGTTCAAAAGAAATTTCAGAAATTCCAACAAATACAAAGGTAATTTTAACATCATATAAAACAATGTTTCTGTAATGCAAGCCGGAAAACTAAATTCAAAGATTACAATAAAACGTTTAGTAAAATCACCGGATCAATTCGGAGGGTTTAGATCTACATTGTCAACTGTTGCATCTGTATGGTGCGATTTAAAGCAAATTAACGGCGAAATAAACGAAAAGTTTGGTAAACGTGATCACGAAATAGAAGTTGAGATTTTAATGCGTAAGAAAACGGCTAATTTGATTTTAATTGGTGATATATTTACTGTTGAAGGTGATTCGCAAAATTACAGAATAAACGAAAAATTTGAATTTGATTTGGACTACCAAACTAAATTAACCGCAACAAAATCTAATTAATGCAAACTAATTTTATCAAAATAAATCAATCGGATTTGTCACAACTAAATAAAAAGTTAGACAATTTACGAGCGTTTGATAAAAAAACATTGTCAAATGAACTAGGGCGTTCTGCAATGGATATTGTTAGGATGGCTAAACAAAACGCGCCGGTTGATAAAGGAACGTTAAAACAGTCAATAAAATCTGAACGCAAAGGTAAAACGGTTGAAGTAATTGCCGGCGCTAATTATGCGCCTTATGTTGAATTTGGAACTGGTGGGATGGTTGATTTGGA